GATACGTAAGGTCGGCTACATTAATCGACCTTTTTTATTGGCTGTGTTTGTATTTCTTCAAAGAGCTAAACGATATCCCAATGTCAACAACTTGGGTGTTCGTTGGTATGCTTGCAGGTAGAGAACTTGCTATTGCATCGTTTATGAACAAGAAGAAGTACAAAAGTGTATTCCCGTTAGTGGCAAGAGATTTTCAAAAGATGATGATAGGTTTGGGTGCATCAGTTGCACTGGTCCTAGCAATACATTGGATAATTGTTCCTAACTCAATTGGGATTTAAGATCTAGGCAGCAACGACGAGCTGCCTTTTTTCTTGACTTTTTATTCATCATATAATTAATAATATGAATATTATAAACAGTCATAACAGTTGGAGCCGATTAGAAGAAGTTTGGCTTGGCGATGTATACCCAGAATCTTTTTATGAACACTTAGAACCAGAAGTACGTGATGTGTTTCAACATATAACACGCATTACAAAAGAAGATTTACAAATAATCCAAAACAAACTTGAAGAACTTGGCGTTGTTGTTAGACGTCCTGTTTATGGATCAATTGAAAACTATATTGATCAAAAAGGTGTTTTACGCAAACCAAGTATAATGCCAAGAGATTATTTCTTAACACTCGGAAATAATCTTTACTGCACAAACTACGATTACACACCTGACTGGCAAGACACTATAAACAAATATAAAAAATGCAAATACAGCAATGTAAAACCAGTGCTATACAACTGGCATATGAAAAATTCTATAGTCGGTTCTCATACAATCCGAGCTGGCAAAGATTTATATATTGATTTTGAATTTTGGAACAATGATAATGGTAGTATCCATGATGCATTTATCAATCAAAAATTACCTTCTATCGGAGGTCAAACACTCAAAGACGAATTTAGCAATTATCGCACACACTTGATTTTCAATGGTGGACATATTGATGCAACGTTTGCTATATTACGTCCTGGGCTTATACTAGCAAGTACATATTATGATCAATATCATAAAACTTTCCCTAACTGGAAAACAATAAATTGTATTGCTCCTGAGTTTGCACCCGAAGCACAAAGAACAAACGAACCACATCTTAATGGAAAATTTTTTGTACCAGGGCTTTCTAGTCAATCAAAATCTTTTAATCAATATATAATTGATCATGCACTAGAATGGGTAGGAAGTTACACAGAAACTTATTTTGAACTAAACTGTTTGGTAATTGACGAAAACAATGTTTTAATGCTAGGCAATAACGAAAAATTATTTACTGAGTTAGAACAACACAACATCACTGTGCATAGTCTGCCGTTTAGAACTCGTACATTCTGGGATGGTGGATTACATTGTTTAACTTTAGATATACGTAGACAATCAACTGTTGAAGATTATTTTCCTGAACGTGGGCCCAGTGGGTCAATAACAGTTTATAATGAGTCCTAAACGATAAATATATTATGGAAAAGCAATTTGTACAAGTAGCATGCAACGTTCATGTCGAATGGTCAGGATTACGTGCTCCGTCCTATAGACTATATGTAAACAACGAATTGTTCACTGAGCGTACTTGGAGATGGCGCAACGTGGCGCTTGATGAGCTTATACAACTTGAAGTTCCGGCTGGCAAATATAAAATTATTTACGAGTTACTTGATAAAAAAGATGCAGTGATAAAAGTTGAAAATATGAGAGTTATCAAAGGCCCTGCACGAATCAAAAACGGAAACATTTTAAAGGTATTGTAACAATGAGAATACATGAACTATTAGCAGAAGATAAAAAAAGAGAAAAAGATAACAAAGGCTTTACTGATAAACAAATCAAACAAGCATACGGTATTGCCAATGATCCTCGATATGCACACGGTAACATGACTGGAGCAGTACAAACAATTGAAAAACTTGCAAAAGGTCTAAGCGATCATCCCGGTGTACGTGCTGCACTTACTGCAACACAAGTTGACGAAGCAAGAGATAAACACTGCTCTGATGCATGTTGTGGCAGTGATGTAAAAGCATCGGACTGTAACTGTCCCCCAGACTGCAAAGGCTGTAACTGTAATGCAAAGTTGGATGAAAACGTATCTACCACCAGTGGCGCAGTTGCTACAGTAGCGCAACCAATGGGCGGAGTTATCACAAGAAGTGGTAAATACAGCAAACGTAAAAGGAAATAACCGTGTTAGCTGATTTATTAAAAAAACTCTTAGCCAGTTCAAACTCATTTGTTATTAAAGCACAAAATTTTCATTGGAATGTTGAAGGGCCCGATTTTCCACAGTACCATGAATTTTTTGGCAACATATACGAAGAAGTATACAATACCATTGACGCACAAGCAGAGTATATTCGTACACTTGACAGCTACACCCCAGGAAGTTTAACACGTTATATTGAATTATCAATTATTGACGACCAATTGAAAATCCCACGTGCTGAGCTTATGATTGAAGAGTTAAACGCCGACAATGATAAAATGATTGCGCTTCTTAACGAGTGCTGGGCCGTTGCTGATGCCGAAAATAAACCTGGCATTGCAGATTTTATTGCCAGTAGACTTGACGCCCACGAAAAACACGGTTGGATGATGCGCAGCACATTACGTTCATCAAGAGCTTAAAGGTAAAATAATATTATGGATCAAATTTATAAATTTTTAGAAACTATTGATAGCACACAACGAGCTGCCAAACAACTTCCGGGTGAGCTTAAACTAGATACAATGTCTCCTGTACTTGGAGGAGATTACGGAAGTAAGCATCCTGCAGATGGTTATCTTGTTGGCGAAAGCGAAGATACTGATCAACACGAACCTCTTGAAGAAGCAACTGATCTTTACGACCAAGACGGTATACAACTAACCCGTTATGCGATGGGGAAAGGTCGCACAGGCTTGCAAGTAAACTATGGCAATCGTTATATTCAAGTTCCAGCCGAAGATGTTGAGAAACTAGCCAGTGCATTACAGAGTGCATCAACCAAAATGACAGTTCGTGAAGGTCCATATGACGAGTTTGATGTAGATAGTTTTATCGACAACTACCGCGACGAAGAAGATGAAGATTGGTCTGATGTTGATTTAAGAACAATGAAACGCAGAGGCACTGATCCAGCTGATGTAGACGACTACGACGAACTTGATGAATTAGACAAATCTACACTTTCTTCATATATTCAAAAAGCAGTTGATCCCGGAAAGAAAAAGTCAAATGTAAACCTTGCTTCTAAAGCCGCTCATAAATTAGCAACTTCAGATGACTGGAGTGCAGGCGACAAAGAAGATCACAAGGCTTATATGAGAAGCAAGGGTATTCAGACTGCTGCTAAAAAACTTGCCAAAGAAGCTGAATACAACAAAGATGCTGTTGATAAAGAAATTAAAAAGAATCCAAAAATCAAAGGCAAGGAAGCAAAGGCAATCCATGCTTTACTAAAAGGACGCTCTGCTAACAAAGATAAAGTAAAAGAGGATGCTGTTCCAGAAGATATTATTTCAACTATAAAGCAAGTTGAAAAATCATTTGGCGATTATCTTAAATCTGTTAAAGACGTAGTTAACAAAGACAAGGATCTGCAAAACAAAGATGCTAATGCACTTAAAAGTGCGTTTGGTCCAACCGTAAAAACTATTAAATCTGGCGATGATGAATTTAAAATTCATGGCAATGAAGATGAAGGTTTTAAAATTACAATTAAAGGCAAACCGCATTCAGCCAAGTTCAAGACATTAGACGAAGCACAAACTTGTGTAGAAATGTACTGCAACAAGAGAATGCAAGAACAGACAAATTCAGACTACGTTGAAGAAAACTAATACATACAAGTATAACAAACTTGGCATGTAATGAAAAAAATACAAATCTACCGCGACCCCCAGGCACTACAGCGGACTCAAAAATTCGGTAAAAAGAATTTAAAAGGCAAAATATGCCTGAGTCCGTTTGTAGTTGCTGATATTGACTTATTTGGAAATGTACGTTTGTGCAATTGTGCATCATGGTTACCTACTATGGTTGGTAACATAATGGACCAACCCCTTATTGAAATACTTAAAAATCAAACAAGCCAAGATATACGGCAATCAATACTAAATGGAACATACGAATACTGTAATGAGAAGGTTTGTGGTGTTCTTGCTAGTAATCAGCTCAATAACTACGAGTCAGTGAAAGACATTGTCGATGCTGATGTAGACTTGCCAACTGAGATAGTGCTTGCCGGTGACTTAACATGTAATTTAAGTTGTCCTAGTTGTAGAGAAAAAGTATTCTCATTCAATGACGAAGATGTTGCAGAAATGAATCAAGTTGGCGAACGTATTGCAGCCAACTTGTTTTCAAAACCAACCACCAAACCAATATTTTTAACTTTAAGTACTAGTGGAGAGTTATTTGCTAGCCCAACAATGTTAAATTTTTTATCTAATATCAATAAAAACGATTATCCCAATTTAGCATTACGAATACAAACAAATGGACTACTTGCTGAACGGCGATGGGATGCTGTTGAGGGTTTTAACATTGATCGAATTATAGTTACCGTAGACGCTACTACAAAGTCAGTGTACGAAAAACTACGCAGAGGCGGTAAATGGGAAAAAATACTCAAAAGTTTAGAATTTATACAATCAAAAAAATCATTGCACAATTTTAAATTACACACACGCATGGTTGTACAAGCAGACAATTACATGCAAATGGAAGATTTTTATCACATGAGTTTGAAGTACAATGCAGACTGTGTTGAGTATACTCGTATTCTGCCATGGGGCCACCTACAAAATCCACAACAATTTTTAAAAATGGATGTTGCAAATCCTGAAAATGTGTGTTATAATAGCTATGTAAGTTGTTTAGAAAAAGTTAAAAGTTTGCCAAATACTTCATTCTTTGGCGGTATTTAAGGTTGACTTTTCCATACTTTGTGTTATAATACATTTGATTTTAATTTAAGGAGCCATTATGGACTACGATAAATCATTCAACGCTGAAGAAAAGGCAAAACTAACTCAATTGGTTAACGAAGGCATGCAAGTCATGATGGAAGTAGAGACTCTTAATGCTGGTCTTACTGATACCATTAAAGCAGTTGCAGAAGAGCTTGATGTTAAACCAAGTATTATTAAAAAAGCAATTCGTGTTGCACACAAGAGTGAGTTTGGAAAAACTCAACAAGAACAAGAGCTTCTTGAAACTATTTTAACAACAGTAGGAAAAACTCTATAGTCTATGCATCACATTTACAGAGATCCAGCATTTGATTCGTTTTATGTAGATCGTAGCAAAGATTACCAAAAACGTGATTTTGCTTACAACCTAATCAAACTTATTGATCCGGATCTCAAAAGCACTTTGATTGATGCATTAGATTACAAAGCATTTAAGGAGTCGCCTGACTACGGAAAACAAGTAGCCATTATCAGTGCGCCAATGTCTAACACTGGTATACCCGATGATTTAATTGAGTATACCAGTGTCAGCATGTACGGTATGTGGTACGCTCCCTACAAAATTGAAAACAAACCTGTTATTAGACAGTACAATTGTTTTAACAACAGAATGGATGCACTTCGTCAAAGTTGGATGTATGCATTGCATCGACGCAATATGATTGATGAGGGGTTTGTTAGCTTTAATGTTGATACAGAACGGGTTTCTTATTTGCACGGAATGACAACATTAGAAGCATTTGATTATCACTATAAAACTCATTTTCAAATATTTGAAAAAGAACATCAAGAATTAAGAACACAAGTTCCTTTTAAAAACTTTATTGAAACTGGTGATCTCGCTGATACAATTTTACGTAGTGGTGTTAGCATTTGTTTAGAAACATATTCAACCGACAACAATGTTATTTCGCTAAGTGAAAAAATATTTAGAAATTTACAAATTCCAAGACCTTGGTTGTTGTTTTGCAGTGCTGGATCAATACAGCATCTAAGAGACATTGGAATGGATGTACTTGACGACATTGTAGACCACAGCTACGATAATATGTCTAGCCCTATTGATCGCCAAGTGGCAATTTTAAATACGTGCCAAGACATGTACGACCTAAATATAGATGCTATCTTTCCAAGACTTGCTGAAGCAGCCAAGCACAATCAAAATATATTGTCAAACTGGTTGCAAACTTGGGAGGAAGATCTTATAATTACAATTGCTAACGCTAAGAAAAAAGTGGACAAAATTAAAAACAATGAGTTACGTTGACGCACAGTTTGATCGTGAACACGATCGCATCAGTATTGTTGAACGAGTAAACGGTAAAAGAGAATACCGTGAATATCCTGCAAGTTATATTTTCTATTATGATGATCCACGTGGTAAGTTCCAAAGCATTTATGGTGATCCAGTAAGTAGGTTTAGTACACGCAACAATAAAGAATTTCGCAAAGAGTTGCGTATACAAAGCGGTAAAAAAATCTACGAAAGCGATATTAATCCAATTTTTAGATGTTTGGCAGAAAACTATCTTGGTGTTGATGCACCAAAGTTACAAACAGTATTTTTTGATATTGAGGTTGACTTTGATCCAGTAAAAGGATTTAGCCCACCAAGTGATCCATTTAATGCAATTACTGCAATTACTGTGTATCTTGATTGGTTAGAGCAACTTGTTACACTTGCAATACCCCCAAAACACCTAAGCGTAGAAACTGCTAAAGATCTAGTAAAAGATTTTGATAATACTTTTTTGTATGATAATGAAACAGATTTACTTAACGCATTTTTGGATTTAATTGAAGATGCTGATGTATTAAGCGGTTGGAACAGCGAAGGCTTTGATATTCCGTATACTATTAATCGTATTACTCGAGTAATGAGCAAAGATGATACAAGACGCTTTTGCTTGTGGGGTCAGTTGCCCAAGCGAAGGACATTTGAACGTTATGGCGCTGAACATGAAACATATGATATTGTAGGTCGTGTGCATTTGGATTATATGCAGTTGTATCGCAAATACACATACGAAGAACGTCATAGTTATAGCCTAGATGCAATTGGCGAACACGAGCTTAACGAGCGTAAAGTTGCATACGAAGGCAGTTTAGATCAATTGTACAACCAAGACTTTACAAAGTTTATTGACTATAACAGGCAAGACACATTATTGTTAGCCAAACTTGATACTAAACTTAGATTTCTTGATTTGGCAAACGAACTTGCTCATGCAAATACAGTGTTGCTACAAACTACAATGGGTGCGGTTGCTGTTACTGAACAAGCAATTATTAACGAAGCACATGAACGCGGCCTTGTGGTTCCTAATCGTAGAGAACGTCTTACTGACGAGGATACGCAAGCAGCAGGAGCATACGTTGCATATCCTAAAAAAGGCTTGCATAAATGGGTTGGTTCAGTTGACATTAACAGTCTGTATCCTAGTGCAATTCGTGCATTGAATATGGCTCCTGAGACTATTATTGCCCAACTACGCCCAATAATGACAAACAGATACATCAAAGAACGTCAAGGGCAAAACATGAGTTTTGCAGCGGCATGGGAAGGTCTGTTTGCCACACTAGAATACACCGCAGTTATGGAGCAACAGCGCGGCACTGAAATTACAATTGATTGGCAAGACGGTGCCGAAAGTGTTCACAGTGCTGCTGAAATTTGGCAGTTAATTTTTAACAGTAACCAACCGTGGATGTTGAGTGCAAATGGTACCATTTTTACATATGAAAAAGAAGGTGTTATTCCTGGATTGCTAAAGCGTTGGTATAGCGAACGTAAAGTAATGCAAGCCAAGTTAAGAGAGTGTACTACACCCGAAGACATTGTGTTCTGGGACAAGCGACAGTTGGTTAAGAAGATTAACTTGAACAGTTTGTATGGTGCTATTCTTAATCCTGGCTGTAGATTTTTTGACAAACGCATTGGACAAAGTACTACACTTACAGGTCGGAGTATTGCCAAACACATGGATGGCTTTATTAACGAATGCTTAACTGGAAAGTTTGATCACGTTGGTGATGCAATTGTTTATGGTGATACTGACTCGGCATACTTTAGTGCTTGGCCAATGCTTAAAG